TTCTAAAACGAAGCGGCAAGATCGGCCGAAACCTACCGGTGAACATTTTGATAGAAATAAATTGGCTTCGTTAATTGGATATGAAACTCCACCAAAATCTTCAGTAAAATTATCAGAAATTGCTGGCGTGCCAATGGCTTCTGGATTAAGAGCACATGAAGCCGATGCCGGGCAGTTACAATATCGTGACTACAATGATTCAATGTCTGAAATTTCTACGGATAGTGATGCTGTTCCAGTTTCTGATGTTCCTGTATCAGTTGTTCAGGCATTAGGAATGAAAGCTAAAAAAGTTTTAGATGAAACGAACCGAAGAACGAATTGGCGTCCGGGAAAATAAATGGCAGATGAACGTTCATATATAGGAATTACGTTACCCATACGAAGATCATCTACGGGTTATTTTGAACAATCTGTTACCGTAATAGAACAGATTAAATCGAATTTAATTAATTTGTTGATGACTTATAAGGGAGAACGATTATTTCAACCTGAATTCGGTTCAGATTTACATAATTTATTGTTTACACAGATGGATGAAGAATATGATTCTAACGTTCAATTAGCGATACAACAATGTGTTTCTCAATGGATGCCTTTTGTAACAATTGCAGAAGTAGAAGTATTGCGGGATGATGCACATAATAAAACTATAGCAAAAATTTCGTTCATACTTAATAACAATGAAAATAATCTCGAAGCGATAATGATCGAGTTTTAAGGTATAACTATGGCTCAAATAAATTTGCCTCGCTTGGCTAAATCATCTTCCCCCAAATCAAAAGAAATTAAATATCTTAATAAAACGTTTGTTGATTTTAGAGAAGGGTTGATAGAATTAAGTAAAGTATATTTTCCAGATACTTATCGGGATTTTAACGAGGCCTCAGCCGGAATGATGTTTATTGAGATGTCTTCTTATATAGGAGATGTCTTAAGTTATTATATTGATGGACAGTTTAGAGAAAGTTTGTTGACGTATGCCCAAGAGCCAGCCAATATTATTAATATAGCTCAAGCGTTTGGGTTTCAACCTAAACCTGCAACTGCGGCACAAACTACGGCTGATGTTTTTCAATTAGTACCAGCATCGACATCCGGATCTAATTTCATTCCTGATGAACGTTATTATTTAAAAATAGCATCAAATGCTGTGTTTTCATCACAACAATTTGGAAATGTGAATTTTAGAAATACTGAAGAAATAGATTTTTCTGATGCTTTGAATAGAGAAATTACGGTATTTTCCGTCAATACAGCTAATGCACCTACTTTTTATCTTATCCGTAAAAAGGCCCGATTGGAAGCTGGCACGATTAAAACCACAACACGAACATTTACAGATCCAATTAGGTTTAGTAAAATAACTTTATCTGATGCAAATGTATTAGGTGTAGTTAGTGTTATGGATTCAAGTGGTAATGAGTGGAATCAGGTAGATTATTTAGCTCAAGATTTAATTATCGAGGACCGTGAAAATCTAGCACCTGTATCAGGTAGTGATTATAGTTTACCTCCCCAAAAAATAATTAAATTTAAAACACAACCCCGACGATTTATAACGAGATATAATACAGGATTTCAATTGGAGATGTCCTTCGGTTCAGGCATATTATCTGATAACAGTGAATTGGTGTCATTGGATAGCAGTAAAATAGCTAGTGATGAATATGAAACACGATTATCTTCTACAACGTTAAATCCTGCCGATTTTCTATCATCACAAACATTTGGATTATCACCATCTAATACTGTTTTAACTATTACTTATATTGTAGGTGGCGGGCTGGAAAGCAATGTTCCTGCTAACACAATTAATACAGTTAGTAATGTATCGTCATTAAATGATCAAGATGTATTTACTGCCGCTGAATTACCATTATTTACTGAAGTGGTTAGATCATTCTCAGTTAATAATCCTGATTCGGCTACGGGTGGAAAGGGATCCGATTCTATAGAAGAAATTAGACAAAACACATTAGCATTTTTTAATTCTCAAAATAGAATTGTAACGGCGGAAGATTATATGGTTAGGTCATATGCCATGCCTTCAAGATTTGGTGGAATAGCTAAATCGTTTGTTATTCAAGAAGACCAATTATCTCAAATTGAACAATACCGAACAGGCAATTTATCATTATCGGACCAAGGAGAGTTTGTTGGAAATAAAGCCAATTCTCGTTTAATAAATCTTTATGTGTTAGGATATAATGAAAACAAACAGTTGAGATTTTTGAACGAACAAACTAAGGTCAATTTAAAAAATTATTTAAGTCAATATAAAATTTTGACGGACCAAATAAATATCATTGATGCCTTCATTGTTAATATTGGTGTTAATTTTGAAATTGTCGTTTTTAGAAATAAAAATATGAACGATGTTTTAGCATCAACTATTGATGTTGTTAAAGGATTTTTTGATATAGATTTGTGGGATATTAATCAACCCATCATTTTAAATGATCTAAGGTTGCAAATGTCCGCAGTAGAAGGGGTTCAAAGTATTTCTAAATTAGAAATAGTAAATAAATATGGATATCAAGATGGAAGTAATTACGCTAATTTCAAATATGATATTGCTGGAAATGCTTATGATGAAACGTCAGGAGTTATTCACCCCTCATTGGATCCGATGATTTGGGAAGTGCGCTTCCCCGATTCAGATGTCCGAGGCAGTGCTTTACAATAAAAGGTGTGGAGATTTAAATGTCAAGAAAGTTTATAGTCCCTCTACAGGACACTTCAATATATGAAGAATGGCCTCAACGTAATACAGGCAATGATGAAATTATAGAGGTGGGCAAAAGTGTAGATGGAACAAATTCTATTAGAGGATTAATTAAATTTGATGTAACACAATTTTCATCCATTCCTTATGATACAGCTTCATTTTATCTCAATCTTCGAACAGCTAAAGGTGAAAAGTTTCAAAGAAATCAAACACTTTATTTTTATCAAGTTAGTCAAAGTTGGGATGAGGGAACAGGATATTTTGTTCAAGATAATAAAAATCCGGAGGATGGAGCTAATTGGGAATATAGAATAAATTCAGGTTCTACCGATACATCAGCATCCGTAACTGCATCGAATGATGTGTGGGGTTCGGCATTTTCTTCATCTTTTGGTGGAACAACCGGATCTTTAATTACAACTCATAGTTATGAATGGGTACCTGATGATTTACGATTGAACATAACTACGGCAGTACGTTCTTGGATAGATACTGGATCTAATAATGGTATGATGTTAAAATTATCTGAAGCGGATGAAATTAATCCTAATGTTGAGGCTAATATTAAATTCTTTTCTCGACAAACACATACTATATTTCCACCAACCATTGAAGGGGTATGGAATTCTCAAACGATGTCATTGGGAATATCTAGTTCTTCTTTTACCGAAGCACCGCCAGAGTTTGAATTATTTTTACCTAATATGAGAAGATCTTTTGTTACTGGATCAACACAACGAATTAGAATTGGATTGCGTGCTTCCACTCCAATAAAAAGCTTTACAGATACGTTTAGATTTAGTAATAAGTATTATTTACCTAGTGCATCTTATTATGCTATTGTAGATAAAGCAACTAACGCTTATGTGATACCGTTTGACGAAGGTTCACTCATAAGTTCAGATATAAGTGGAAGTTATTTTGATTTAAAAATAGAAAATATGTTTGTAAACCGAGTATATTCAATTCAAGTTCAAGTTCCCCAAGAGTGGGGTAATGAAGTAATTGATACTCATAATAACTTTAAGGTAGTATTATGGCACAAGTCATAAAAACTGTAGGAACAGATATGGTAATATCTTCGGATTTACCACAACCAAGTAATGTTTTGCCGCCAGAACTTCCCAAAACAACAGTTACCGTTCAAAATTTTTTAGAGAATGGACAAGATAATCCGATTAGTTTTGTTTTAGATGAACGGTTTCGCGAACGAGCAATACATGAACTATTACAACGGAACGCTTATATTGAAGATGTTCAAACTCATCGTGATCTTTCTTCTGCTATAGAAGTAAATAAGCAAATGGGTGTGGAAGATCCAAATTCTACATACATGAGTGTTTTAATGCAACATTATTTATATAGGCCTGACGCAATTTCAAGTATTATTAAAACTTCGTTTACGGAATTCATTTAATGCCCAATTCAAACAATTTCCCAAATAAATTAAACAGTATTGTAGATGTCAGGCCATCAAGAACAAC